TTTTCCCCAAGATAGCGAACTGCAAAACATCACTGATGAGATCGCACAGCTAATTGACAGCACTTTGTACAAGCTGCGCTTCCTCAAGTAGCAAATTGCGGGAAATATTTCCGGCCAGAAATATCTGGACAAAAAAAATTTCCCGTTTTTACACAGCCTCCAAAAAAAAGGCACTGCCTCCAAATATTTTCCATTTTTATTAAAGCCTCTGGGAAAAATAGAGGCAAATTTTTTTTTTAAAAATAGAACCGGCTACCTATAGGGAAAAATTGGCCCCCTGTATGCATACCCAGTAGTCGGGAGGGTACTAGGTGAAAACCCTTAAGGGTTTCCCCGTAGACGGTGCCAATTATGCAAAATGCTACTGTGAAAAAACACAGTAAAAAATGCGCCCTTTCCCGTCCCTTGCATCGATACCCGCCCGCACGGCCACACCATGCGCCGGCCACACAATGCACGGCCAAGCGGCCACACCGGCCCCATATTGGCCCCTATTGCCCGCACCGGCCCGATACCCGCCACACCGGCCCGCACACCATGCACGGCCGCGCACCGGCCACAATTGCCCGCGCACCGGCCACAATTGCCCGCGCACACTAAACCCGCACCGGCGCACCGATACAGTAGAAAACCCGCGCAGAATTACCCGCGCACGGTAAGCGCTTAAAGCGCGCCGGATCACCGGCCATAAAAAAACCCGCGCATGGCGGGTAAGGGTTTAATTTTCCGGTATCGGACTATTGCAATCGTCAAACCATTGAATTAATAAATCGGCATTTTCGGCATTTTCGGCGCAAAATATTACTAAACATTCAATCAAATAATCATGGGTCAAACCCGAGGGCATCCATGGATCGGCATCGTTATCCGCCAAAAAATCGTAAATATCATTGGGATGCATAGAAAAAATGATGTTCAATAATTTTTTGCTGCGATTGTCATAGAGGGTTTGAATAGGGGTTTTCATGGTTACATTTTCCAAAAATAGATAAAAAACGGGGCGAACATAAGCGCTGCAAAAATCAGCGCTTGGAATAAATCAGATAAAAACGTTTTCATTGTGTGGCCCTTAATGTATGGCGATGGCGATTACCCGCCCCTTTAGCGCGGGCATCCCGCAAGCATGGCCCTTTCCGGTGCATGATCCACAAGTGCCAGGGCATGGGAATATCTTTTCAGTAACATTGGCCCGTAAGAGGGCATTAATTGCCGGTGTGCCGTGATCCGCGTTTTTTACTTTCCGGCCAATTGATACAGCGCGAAATTCGCCACGGGTAATTGGCAAAACGCGGACATAATCCACCATGGCCGCGCTTGAATTGTGGCCGCTTGAGATATTCAATTGATAATTAGACGGCCACTGCCCGCTATAGACGGTGTCATAGGCTAAGAGCATGGCGAAAGATTTCGAGTAACCATAAGCGCGGGCGCTTGGCGTGGCCCTTAGCAATGACATCCAAAAAATAACGTCATCAATATTGGCAAAATCACCGTCTACATACAATCGAAAATCGAACCCTTCGGGGCGCGCGGCCGCGATTGTCTCAAATTCGCGGGTAATTACCCTAGGCGCAAAGCGCAGCAGATAGGCATTTTGCAATTGCCGGAAAAACGCGGCCGGATACCGCCAAGCGCGGAACGAATAGCAAAACAATAGGCATTCGCCCGCGCCCGGACACGTTACACCGGGCAAAGTAGAAAATGCCACAAACGGCAATTTACTGTTTCCACCTAGGGCGAATACAGCAAAGCGCGGGTTGTTATCGTCTAAAACGGCCGCGAATTTATTGAACGAATATTGCCAAGCGGGCGATTGAAAGGCCGCGCTATTTTTTAGCATGATCAAGTGCGCCCATATTTCAGAATGACTACCGGTTTGTACGGTAACGGCCAATTGTTGCAATTTCTCGAATTTTGGCGCGTTTTTAAATACTTTAGTTTTCATGGTGTGATGTCCTATTAAATAGTCCCCTAGGGGCGAATATGCACTGATAGCCGGTGCGCTAAAAAAACCGTCAAAAATCGAGGGTTTCACCTATATAGCGTGGAAGATTCGTGCCAGCGTTTACAACCCATTGATTTACATGGGGTTTTTTTGCGTTTATTTTGTTATCCCCACGTTATCCACACAAACTGCACAAAAAAGCGGCATTTTTTGCGTAAATTGTCGCTAAAACGTGCCTAAAACGATTTTTTGCCCAATACTTTCCAATTTGGAAACTAAAACTATGCCGATCCGAGTCGGGGCAGGCGCGGGGTCAAATTCCCGCTAGGGAATAGTCAGCAGGGGGCATACCTGCTACCATTTGGCCTATGCCAGTAACCCCGCCAACCAAATGCTCGGAATTTGGATGCAAAAACCCATGCGAAAAGGGGAAATCCCTCTGCGTGGATCATGCGCCGTCCATCCTGATAAGCAAAGACAGGCGGGAGTTCAACAAAAAGTATAAGATTAGCGCATGGGATTCCATCCGGCAAAGGCAGTTAAGTACAATGCCGCTGTGTCAGGCTTGCCTAATAAATAAGCAGGTTAATCAGGCATCCCATGTGGATCATGTGTTTCCGTGGCGACAGATTGGCGAGTTTGCTTTCCGCAAAAACGTTTTTCAATCGCTTTGTCCAGAATGTCATGGGGTTAAATCTGGGCTGGAAAAAAAAGGAATATTTCGACATTATCTGAAAGACGATGTTCGGGATTACTCGGTTCACGACTATCAAAAGGTACTATATGAGAACGCCACCGCGACAGATAATTGGATTCATTCGCAACCCGTCCACATGGAACGCACAAGCGTTTGAGACGGCCATCCGTAACGATGTGGAGAATTCCACAGGGAATATTACGGCTGCCGATGAGATGTTGATTGGCTCGCTGGTTATTGTGACTGAAACCATGATTACTGCCCACTCCAATATTATGGAGTCGGGGCCAATTTACTCTTACCATTCTGGTGATGCGCCTAGCCCGTGGTACAAAATCCGTACCGAATCCCTAGACAAAGCAATTAAGATATTGGCTGAATTGGCCCTGGTTGCCCGTGGCCGGCCCAAGAAATCCAACAAGACAACAGATGTAGATGAGTTATTCGCCACAGCTTAATTCAGCGTTTGAGTACGCAACTAGCGTAGTTCGCGGGGACATACTTGCTTGTGAGGATGTCCGACTAGCCTGTCAACGGTTTTTAGATATGGTGGAGCGTAAGGACGCGCCATACGAATTTGTGCCGGCCAAGGCAGAGCATTTGCTAAAGTTTGTCAGTTTTTGCCGCCATGTAAAGGGGCCAGACGCTGGAAAGCAAATTGTCCTGCAGCCATTTCAAGTTCTGTTTATGGCTGGCATATACGGGTTTCGGGACAAACGTGATGTCAATGTCCGCTGGACAACAGATGTAATCCTGTTTGTTCCCCGTAAGTCTGGAAAGACAACCATAGCCTCCATCATTGCTTTGTACGAACTTCAGTTCGGCGATGCCGGCCCAGAGGTGTTTACCCTGGCAACAAACCGCGAACAGGCATCTATTTGCTTTGATTCCTCTAAAGCTATTGTTGAGGGCATGAAAACCGAGTTGGCCGCCAAGTTCATTATTTATCGTGGTGAATTGAAAAAGACGGGTGACAGCACCAGCACTTGCAGGGCGTTGTCCCGCGACAACCGCAAATCCGGTGACGGCAAGAATCCGTCCTGCGCCATGATTGATGAAGCGGCACAGATTGTGGACAGGCAGTCTATTGAGGTGCTGCATTCGGGTATGGGCGCTCGGAAGAACCCTTTGCGACTTTACCTGACTACCGCCAGTTTTACTAAGGAAACCAAGTTCTTTGAGGATTTAAGCCATTTGCGAAATATGCTGCGCGGCTCGGCCTCGGACAACAATCGGTGGTTTGGGCTTTGCTATAGCATTGATCCAGGGGATGAGTGGAGTAATCCCGAGGTGTGGGGCAAAGCTAATCCCATGCTAGGGGTATCTGTTACCCGTGAGCATATTACCCACATGGCTGCAGAGGCGGGGGCTAAACCGGCTTCCCTTAATGAGTTTCTCTGTAAGCAATTGAATATCTATGTGTCTGCAAACACTGCTTGGATTGACAGGCGGTATTGGGATGAGTCAGTAGACAAGATGCCCGAGGACAAACCCGAGTCTACATTTCTAGCATTTGACTTGGCGCATTCTCGAGATTTGAATGCCGTCTGCACTTTGCACCGTTATGGGGAAGAAGACTTTTATGCCAAATTCCAGTTTTTCCTGCCGGAACAATCAATGGAGTTTGTCCCTAACCATTACAAAAGCACCTATCTACAGGCACAAACAAGCGGCATTTTAAGGTTAACTCAAGGTAACGTCACCGATCTTAATGAAATTCAAGATTACATAAAACAACAATGCTTACAGCACGAAGTCAAAGAAATTGGATTTGATCCATACAATGCGGCGGCCTTGGTAGCAACCCTATATGCCGAGGGTTTACCCGTAAAGAAAGTGGGCCAGGGTATGGCCGTGCTGTCAAATCCGTCAAAGACTGCCGAGCAATTAATTCAGAAAAAGTGTATAAAACACGATGGAAACCCATTTGTTGGGTGGCAATTGGGTAACTGTGAGGTATATACTGATGTAAACGGTAATGTAAAAGTCAGAAAGAATGAGGCTGATCCCAGCGCCAAAGTGGACGGGATTATCTCCATGATAATGGCCTTGCATTGCCATTTGGACAATGTTTTTGTCAGTGATTCGTTTGGTTTTAGATCATTAGAGTGGTAAAATCCCGCGAAAATGGAGCGTAAACATGGCAATTCTTGATATTTTCAAACGAAAAGACGTTAAAGAAAGCAATACGCTTTTTGGGCAAACTGCGCTTGGTAATAACATTGTTTATCAGGGCGATAACAAGAATCCGAATGTAAATACTCAGATTCTGTACGTCACCACCAGTTCGACAAATAACGCTGGCCGTCCAGTGGATATGTCGCTGTTGACGCGCAATTCCACCATTATGTCGTGCGTGGCGCTCAAGGCTCGGGCGCTATCTCAGCTTCCAATTAAAGTAGTAAGCAAAGCGGACGATGGAACGTATGTCGATGCAATCAAATCTGAATTGGTGGGTGCGCGAGATAAAGCAAAAGCCAAACAAGTTGCTAATTTATTGGCACAACCAAATAACTTCCAATCTACCTATGAGTTTTGGTATCAGTGGCTCATGTGGTATGAATTGTCCGGCGAGGCGTTTACGCTTTGGTGGCGCAAAGATCAAAAGAACAGCTTGGAAACTCCATTGGAGATGTACTTGCTGGACTCCACCCTTATTGCGGTGACGATTACGCCCACCCGCTACCCTTCTTATCGTTTGTCTACCCCATCCTACGGGTTCTCGCGGGATGAGCCTCTTGGCTCCCACCAAGTGATGCACTGCAAGGATATGAACTGGCAAGGTTCTGCCGGTTTTAACAAAGGCATTTTGGCCGCTGAGTTGGTGTCGCTGGATCAGGACATCGACTTGTACGCCAACTATGTAATGCAAAACGGCGCAAAGCCATCGGGTATGTTTACCACCGAGCAGGTGATCGCCGATGCCAAATACAAGGAAATTGCCGCCCGTTTGAAGGAAGCGTGGAGCAGCATGGTGGGAAGCCGCCAATCTGATCCTAG